CATTACATTAAGTATACTCTCTAGTCATAACAATCAGAATCGTCAGATTAGATATATAGATGCGTTTCCTACATCAATAGGAAGTATAAACTTTCAGTCAACATCATCTGGAGTAGAGTATCTAACATTTAGTGCTAACTTTAGATTTATATACTTTGAACTTTTAGGTGTAAATTCAACAACGGGCAGTATAAATGCATCACTTGAGAAACGAACACTACAAGACGGAAGTACAATATTAACACCAAGAAATTATGATTCTGCATAACTTGACTTACAAATAGATTTATGATATAATTACAGTATGAACTTAGACGATATATTAAAAGAATGGCAAAGTGAATGTGAGATTCCAAGTATGCATTTAGATGATGCTTCACGAAAAACTCCCTCATTACACGCAAAATACCTAGAGTTATTAACAAGAGCAAAACTTATTCTAAAGAAATTAGAGTTTGAACAAAAGACCTTGTTGAAACAAAAATGGTTATATTATAACGGCAAGATGGACGAACAAACTCTCAAAGACTTAAACTGGAATCCAGACCCATTTGATGGTTTGAAAATCTTGAAAGGTGAAATGAATTATTATTATGATGCCGACCCAGAGATACAAAAATCTGAAGAAAGAATACAGTATTATAAAACGGTTATAGATACATTGACAAATATAGTTGATACAATAAAATGGCGCCATCAGACAATACGAAACATGATAGACTGGAAAAGATTCGAATCGGGCTCATAAACCATTCTAATCTTCAGATTGAATGTGAACGGTCTATCGCATATGAGTTGATAGATTATTTTTCTTTCTTTGTGCCTGGTTACAAATATATGCCTGCATATAAAAATCGTGTCTGGGACGGTAAGATAAAACTATTCAATCAGAACGGACAACTTCCTGTTGGTCTGTATCAACATCTTCTACACTTCTGTAAAACAAACAACTACGAAACCGAACTTATGGAAAGTAAGTATGGTTATCCTGATACATCACAAGACATTAATATAGACCAATTGTACGAATTTGTCAAGAGTTTAAATTTACCTTGGGAAGTCAGAGATTATCAATTCAATGCAGTTGTTAGTGGACTCAAAAGGAAACGTGCGATATTGTTATCACCTACAGGTTCTGGTAAATCTCTAATCATTTATATACTTGCACGATATTATCTTGAAGAACTCAATGATAGAAAGATATTGATTATCGTGCCAACAACGTCATTAGTCGAACAAATGTTCAATGATTTTAAAAACTATGGGTATAATGAAGAATCAATGCATAGAATATACTCTGGTAGAGATAAGAATGTAGACTGTTCGGTCGTAATTAGTACATGGCAATCTATATACAAACTACCTAAAGAATGGTTTGACCAGTTCGGTATGGTTATAGGTGATGAGTGTCATGGGTTTAAATCTAAATCTCTTATGACTGTTATGAACAAATGTACAGAGGCCGCATACAGATTCGGTACAACAGGTACACTAGATGGTGCATTGACACACGAACTTGTATTGCAAGGACTGTTTGGTCGTATAATGCATGTAACAACAACAAAGACACTACAAGAGAACGAAACACTTGCACAACTTGATATCAAACGACTAACATTAACATATGATGAAACGACACGCAAGTACTTTGGTAAAAGAAAATATCAAGATGAAATAGACTATATCGTAACAAATGAAAAGAGAAATAAGTTTATAACAAATCTCGCACTAGACCAAAAAGGTAATACACTTGTACTCTTTCAGTTTGTAGAGAAACATGGTGAACCACTATATCGTATGATACAAAATAAAGCAAGTGAAAAACGCAAAGTATTTTTTGTATCAGGTCAAGTAGATACATCAGACAGAGAATCAATAAGACATATTACAGAGAAACAGAAAGACGCAATTATAGTCGCCAGTTTAGGTACATTTAGTACAGGAATAAATATAAGAAACTTACACAATATTATATTTGCATCTCCTAGTAAGTCGCAGATAAGAGTGTTGCAAAGTATAGGTCGTGGATTAAGACCGAGTGATAATGGTGAACCAACAAAGTTGTATGACTTGATAGATGATATTAGTTGGTTAAGTCAAAAGAATTTTGCCTTTCTCCACGGACTGGAAAGATTAAAGATATATAAAAGAGAAAAGTTCAATCACAAAACATTTAAGGTAGACATATGAACGAAGATACAGTAATACAACAATTTATGATGGCAAACGGTGATGAAATTATTTGTGAAATAGTTCAATGGCCTGAAAATGAAGAACAAGACGTAATTATACGAAAAGTGTTAAAGATAAACTCATCAGAAAGTTATCTTTCTGGTACGAAGTATTATTCTTTGAGACCTTGGATGTCCTTTTTTGATAATATGAATTTATTATATATGTTAAATCCTTTACATGTAGTTTGTCAGATTGAACCATCAGATGATTTAAAATCTCTTTATTTAGAAACATTACAAATGATTGCAGAAGATTTAATGGATGGTAAACATAAGATGGTCAAGAGTGATGGTCATAGATTAGCAGAGAAAAAGGCCGCAGAAGAGATTATGAGAAACAATTCTAATTTATTTGAAAGTTTAATTGATGAACAATATAATATGGATTTTAGAAACAGTCAAGATTCTGCAGAAGAAAAGATGTCCAATATTGTTTCATTTAGGAAACCAAAAGGAACGATTCACTAGGTATACCACCCAACCTCAAAAGGACATCTTTATTATACAAGGTTTTTCTAAAAAGTCAATAGTTTTTTTAAAAAAAATTAAAAAAAAAAATCTATTTACTTTTAACATCAAATCTTATATAATGTATTGATATAACAAAGGAATTCGTTATGCGAAGAAACAAACACCACGCACACTATGTAAACAACAAAGACTTCTCACAAGCAGTCGTTGATTATGTAAAACTAGTACACGACTCAAAAAAGAATAGAAGCAATCAAGCACCTATTGTTCCAGATTATATTGCAATGTGCTTTATGAGAATTGCAGAGGGTCTATCACACAAAGCAAACTTTGTAGGTTATACTTATCGTGAAGAAATGGTTATGGACGGTGTAGAAAACTGTCTAAAAGCAATTATGAATTATGACATAGATGCGGCCACTCGTACAGGTAATCCTAATGCATTTGCATATTTCACACAGATAATATGGTATGCTTTCTTAAGAAGAATTGCAAAAGAAAAGAAACAACAAGATGTTAAGTTCAAGTTTCTTGCAGAGTCTGGTGTTGAAGAGTTCATTGCAGAAAGTATGGATGCCGACACACAGAGTTCACAGGCATTAACACACTATGTAAATATGTTACAATCTCGTATAGATAGAGTAAAAGAAACTGACAAGGCACTAAAAGATTACATAGTCAAAGAAAAGAAAACAAGAAAGAAAAGAACGGTACATGCCGACTCTGATTTAAGTGAGTTTTTATAATGAAAATTGCGATACTTAACGACACTCATTGTGGTGTTCGTAATGCTTCTGAAATCTATTTGGATAATGCAGAAGAATTCTATGAAAAAGTATTCTTTCCTAAATGCGAAGAAGAAGGTATTACACACATAATACATCTTGGTGATTATTATGACCACAGAAAATTTGTTAACTTTCGTGCATTAACACACAACAGAAAAAACTTTCTCAACATATTAAGAGAAAGAAAAATGACTATGGATATTATTCCAGGCAATCATGATGTGTATTACAAGAACACAAACGACTTGAACTCACTCAAAGAATGTCTTGGTCATTATATGGACGAAGTCAATATCATTATGGAACCAGAAGTCAAAGAATATGGTTCACTTAAAATAGCAATGTTACCATGGATATGTCCAGAGAATTATGAACAATCAATAGAGTTTGTTAAGACTTGTGAAGCAGATTGGTTAGGTGGACATTTAGAACTGAACGGTTTTGAAGTACTTCGTGGTGTTGTATCGCATGATGGTATGGACCCTAAACTATTCAAAAGGTTTGAGTTAGTGTTAACAGGCCACTATCATTGTTCATCTCGTAGAGATAATATATGGTATCTTGGTACTCAAATGGAATTCAACTGGAATGATGCACACGACCCAAAATACTTTCATATACTAGATACAGAAACAAGAGAGATAGAAAAGATTCTCAATCCACACACTCTGTATCACAAGATATACTATGATGATAAGAAACAAGATTATGTAGACTTTGATACATCTATATTGAGAAATAAGTTTGTTATGGTTGTCGTAGTTAACAAGTCAGACGGATTTATCTTTGATAGATTCATTGATAGAATACAGAATGAAAAGATACACGAACTGAAGATTGCAGAAAACTTTAGTGAGTTTCTTGGTAGTAATGTTGATGATGAGGGTATCACACTAGACGATACATTCAAGTTAGTTGATGAGTACATTGATAATGTTAACACCGAACTTGACAAAGAAAGAATCAAGTCAGAGATGAGAGAACTGATGAACGAGGCACAATCATTAGAATTTGCCTAATAACTTCTTGACTTTTGCGAACAAAACTAGTATAATTTCATTATGATAATTTTCAAGTCAATTAAGTATAAAAACTTTTTGTCAACTGGTAATAGTTTCACCGAGATAGATTTTACAAAGAGTAAGACAACACTCGTAGTCGGACAAAATGGTGCAGGTAAATCTACTATGTTAGATGCACTATCATTTGCACTCTTTGGTAAACCTCACAGAAACATACAGAAGAAACAGATAATAAACTCTATTAATAGAAAAGATTGTGTTGTTGAAGCAGAGTTTAGTATCGGTTCGTCTACTTATAGAGTAGTACGAGGTATCAACCCTAATCTGTTTGAGATATGGAAATCTGGTACACTAATCAATCAATCTTCTCACGCCAAAGACTATCAAAAGATTTTAGAACAAAACATCTTGAAACTAAATCATAAATCCTTTCATCAGGTGGTCGTGTTGGGTAGTAGTTCTTTCATTCCTTTCATGCAACTATCCAACACAGACCGAAAGTTCGTAATAGAGGACTTACTAGACATTAATGTATTCTCTAAAATGAATGTACTACTGAAAGAAAAACAGTCTGCACTCAAGAACGAATTAAACGAATTAACGAATAAGATAGAGATTATCAAGGCAAAGATAGACACACAGAACAAGTATATCAAAGACGTACAGATACTTACTGAACAGAATATTAAATCAAAAGAAAATACCAAGAAGAATAAACAAACAGAAGTAGAAACACTACAAGACGAAAATATAAAACTATCAGAAATAATCGAAACGAAACTACCAGAACTACAAGATGAATTACAAAAACTACAAGACAAAAGACAAACATTATTATCTTACACACACCAATTTAAAACACAAATGAAAACATTGGCCAAGGACACAAAGTTCTATGAAGAGAACGAACAATGTCCTACCTGTTCTCAAGATATAAGTCAGGAGTTAAGAGATGAAAAAATTACTAACGCCAAAGATAAGGCAAAGGAATTCCAAACGGCGTACGACAATGCTACGGAACAAGAAAAGAGTATTGGCGATACAATCGAGGGTGTTAA